CCCAACCGTGTATCCCAGGGTCGGCTTCCTGGGACGCTTCGGCTGGGGTGGTTCCGGCTTAGCCACGGGATCTCTCCAAAACAGCCACCCGGCAACCCGGAGCAGCCCTAGGAAAAAGTTAGGCGGGTTGACCACTGGGCGACGGTACATCGTCCGGCATTATGCGATCAGCTTTTCCGTTATTACATGTTCTACATAAAGTTTGAAGGTTATGCGACTCATTAGACCCGCCTTTAGATATAGGTAAGATGTGATCGACGTTAAGAATGGCCCCGTCTTTGGCACTTAAACCACAGTAAACGCATTTAAATTTATCGCGTACAAATATAGACATACGCAAGGTATTAGGTACGTTTCTTTTATTTACTACGTGAGTGTAATACCTTTTTGCGCATTTAAAACCGTTAAATTTTACATTCTCTCTGATATTTACGTCGTTAAATTTTAAAATCTCCTTTACGGCATACATGGCACAAGCTATGTCCGATGCCCCTAGAGGATTTTGTACTTTACAGCTAACTGTTACTACAACAAAGATGTGACCAAGTATATCTGCGGTGCTATTGAACTCATCTATATCCAGAACAATAGCGGTGTCTTTTGAACACTTAAGTTTTAAGTTTGGTGCTAAGTACCAGCTCCCCCAGTTGTCCGGGGACTGTTCGAAAGGCAGTTGTGCCATAGATTTATCGGAGCAAGCTCCGGACGTAGGTGGACGGGGCGATGCGGCCGCTGGAGCGGCGACGCATTGGGAGGGGTGGCTGCCCCTCCCTTTGCCGTGCGTTGAGATTAGCTCCAGATGTCGGCCTGACGGCGTAACTGCTCCAGCTCCTCTTCGGTGCGCTTGGTGCCGGCATCAGGATCCTCGCGCGTGAAGAGCGCCCCACTTTCTTGTCCAGTTTGGCCAGAAGCACTGCGCTGCAAGGAAACTGAAGCGGACAAGACCTCGGACTTGTCCAGATCTGTCCGGGTTTGTCCGGTTTTGGCTGTTATGGCCTCTTCAGCTCCCAAAACCTGGACAACTTCAGGCTTGTCCAGTTTTGTCCGGGCACCAGATCCAGCTCCAGCACTGTCTTTTTCCCGTTTTTGGACAGTCTTGTCCAGGCCCCCCGCGCGTGCGAGTACTGCTTCGTACTGCTTGGAGCGACCCTCTCCAATGGAGCGGATCAGTCCCCTGTCCTCCAAGCGCTCCAAGGCTTTGCGGATGGCATCGACCTTGCCTCCACACAAAGGATCAGCGTTGAGCTGGGTCCGAGACAGAGGTTTGGGACTCTCCCGCAGACGCACCAAGACACGGTCCACCACAGATGCGGGCTGGCTCTGGTCTTCAGGGGTCTCAACGTCGGCCAGCGTGAAGCTCAGGTCGTCCTGCTGGGTCAACTTGAGTTGCTTGCCTTCATTGCCCTCACGGCTCTTTGTGATAGTGATGAGCCTGGAGCCGGCACCGAGATACTCCAGCTCTTTTTTCTCGGGTCTACGGATTGCCATGCTGATGTCCACGGCATCCTCCAAGGCTGTTGTGCCCCGGAAGCCGCCTTCCTTGTTGGCGTGGTGAATGAAGACGATCGTGGTGGCCGGGAAGCTCTCGCCGTTTTCAGAGCTGTACCAGTACATCGGTTCGGCGTACTCAGCCTTGTTCTGGTCGTACGCACAACCGCGCATACAAGCCGTCACCGAGTCCCACACCACCAACTTCGGCTGGTGCTTCTCGACAGCCTTGATGAACCAGTCGTACCAAAGCATCGAGACCTTGTTCTCGATCTGCACCGGATCGTCTGCAACAAAATCGAGATCCTCGAACTGCTTACGGATCCTTCGGCTGTTTTGATCGCCGTTAAGCCACAGCACGGTTCCTTGGTCAACTGGTACGTCGGCTCCACGCACACTGAACGGTGTGCCGCGTGCAATGTGCTTTGCGATGGTCAAGGCAGCCATGGTCTTGCCACAACCGCCACGACCGTGCAACAGCAGAGTGCCCGGCTTAGGCAGCAACTCAGGGATCAAGTACTCGATGGGAGATACGTCGGCTTCCAACAGCTCGCGGAGACTGCCGCCTTGCGCCCCACGCTTGAACTCTCGGTGAGCAATTAGCAGGCGCGAAACAGCACTGGAATCCCTGTAACGGGCTTCCATTGCGATCTCGTGGAGCGTGTGCTGGACCTCGGAAGGATCCTCCAGCAACATCGCCTTTTCGGCGCGGGCAATGATCTCTTTATGAGAAAGGCCAACTGAGATAAAACGCTGGACTCTGTCCTGCTCTGCTTCGGCCACCACCTTTCGCAGATCTTCCGACAGCCACATGCGGCCGGGCATCTGCTGATCCGCCAGCCAGAACAGCGACCCCAGGCTCACCGGCCCCTTGCGGAAGGACTTCCAAACCTCCTCACAGGGATTGCCATCAGCCCAATCCTGTGAAAATTCTGGGTCTTCTGCAGACCACGCGGACCACAGCGTTAACCCGAGGTCAGTCGGCAGTTCTGAGTGGATCGCCATCCCCACCTTCACCCAGTGATCCCGGCTGCCATTCCCCTGGCCCGGAATCACCTTCAGTGCCGACTGGATGATCTCAGCCACTTCAGCTGGGTCTCGATCCGAGAAATCCAGAGCCTTCCGGTTCTTGATGAAGCCCCCGTCCTGAACCTCTTTACCGGCCGCATCACGCATCTCAGCGATCAGCCAGTCCGGCGCCTCAGGAATGGCCTCCAGATCCCCCTCAAAGCCGTACTCACCAGCTGGAGCCTTCCCATCACTGGAGCCCGGATAAGCCCCGTAGATGACCCCCTGACGGCCCCAGAGGACCTCGTAGCCCGCCCCGGTATCCGACAGCCCAAAACCCTTTACCTCGCCCCACAGGGCCTCAGGGACGCGGAAGAGGTACTTCGCCGCATTGGCCTTGGTCGAAGTAACGACTGGAGCACCCTCAAGCGACTCGCCCCACTTCTTTTTGAGACGGGCGAGATTGCGATCCACGTCGAGAATCACGAGTCCCGCGCTGCGAGGCCCGGTGAACGCCCCCACCGCCTGAAACACCTCAGGCTTCCGCTCGATCTGGAGCGCAACATCCGCCGGCCCCATCACCTGGTGGTGCGACTTTTCAAGCGGCGTCTTGCCTTTTGAGAGTTTCCCGGACTGGATCGCCTGATCCTTGACGTAGATCGGTGCGTAGGCGACACCAGTAGGCAGCTGGCGCACGAACGCCAGCAAGTCCAGCACTTTCCTAGTGCTCATGTTAGAGTCTCACACGAGAATGTTTAGACACGCCCTTGCAGTTAGCCACTGCAGGGGCGTTTTCTCAATGTAGCCAGACTTGTCAAGGCGTGTTAGTGTTTTACACGTTGCCCCCAGGGCGACCACACCAGACACCTACACGACCATGGGTTTCCTTTCAAAGCAAGCATCAGCAACCGTTTCCAGCTCCGGCACCGGCGGCGGCTACCTCCAAGTTTCCAAGCTCGCCGATGGTGGCTCCGTCCGCTTCGCCCTTCTCAGTGACGAGCCTCTGGAGTTCTACGAGTTGTGGGCTTCTGACGGTGCGTCGTCAAAACCGTTTCGCTTTCTGCACGAGCCCACTATTGAGGACATCAACGCAGAATTAGGCGACTATGAAGCCCGCGAAGGCCGAGGCGGTCCTGGCACTGTTGACATCAAATTTGCCATAGCTGTTCCCGTTTATTCGTATGACAGCGGTCGGGTACAAGTGCTGTCTCTGACCCAGAAGTCCATCCTCAAAGAGCTGGATCAAATCAGTCAAATGGAGGACTACGAAGACTTGCTGGCGTGGGACTTCAGCCTCAGCAAGAAGGGCTCGGGTCTTACGACTGAGTATCAACTCCGCCCTGTTCCTCGTAAAAAGGGAGTCCAGGAACACATTGATGCGGCTTGGCTGGAGGCAAAGGCTGAAGGTTTCGACATCAAGCGTTTGATCGACGGAGCCAACCCTTTCAAGCCTGCTTAAGCCGGTAAGATTGTGGGGCAGCGGTGCTTGCAACACCCTGCCCCCGACCACCTACCCGAAATAGGCGATGGCGAAAGCATACAAGCCCTTACCAGCTGCGGAAGAGCTGTGGGAGCTGTTTGAATACAGGCCGCTTACAGGGCAACTGGTGCGCCGTATTCGTGGGGGGCGTGTCATGCCGGGCACCTGCTTTGGGGCAGTAGGTCCTAAGGGCTACCGACACGGGTCCATAGATCGCACTCGTTACTACGCGCACCGACTGGTGTATGTCTGGGTTACAGGTAACGATCCCGGGCAACTCGACATTGACCACATCGATTCCGACAGAGACAACAACTGTTTTTGGAACTTGCGAACTTGCACACGCACGCAAAACAACTTCAATCGCCTGGCACAGGGTTACGTCGAAGTGGACGGCAGGTACTACGCCCGCATCTGCACCGGAAACAGGCAGGTACGTGCCCTCGGGGGTTACAGCACAAAAGCTGAGGCATACGAGGCCTACAAAAAAGCCGCTCTGGAGTTGCACGGGGAATTTTCTCGTGTAAATTAAAATCGGGAAAAAGTATCTTCATGCCTTCCAACACACAAGACACCTTGGCTGGACTAAGGAAATGGAGGCTGGAGCAAGACAATTCAGGCCCGTTCCGGGTCTACCGAGACCAAAAAGGACAGATCTATCATTCTGTTACACACATCCTGAAGGAAACCAGCGATAAAACCGGGCTGGAGCGTTGGGAAGCTCGCCTGGGACCGATTGAAGCCACGCAACAACGCAACATTGCCGCCACGAGAGGGAACATGGCCCACTCTCAGGCGGAGTATCTACTGAAAACCTCCATGCAGCTGGCGCGATCCACTGCAAACAAGCGCAACGCCATTCGCTGGGACGAACAGGGACTGGCGCGAATCCCAGCCCCCATCACCCAATGGGCACTCAAGCGAGTCCGCCCAAACGTCCCCCGAGTTGGCTGGAGCGCAGCCGGCTACGCCCGAGGTCTCTCGGACTGGATCGCCGAGAATGTGACCGAGGTTTTCGCCTCGGAATTTTCCATTCACCACCCGGCCGGTTTTGCTGGAACCTGTGACGCCCTGGTGGGCATGAAAAACAACGCGCTGGTGCTAGCGGACTGGAAGACCAGCGTGGGACGCAAAACCAACGACGAGGATCGCCTCCCCAAAGGCCATTCATACATCGACCAGTGTGGTGCCTACTCCCTAGGCCTCAAGTACCTCACCGGCCTAGAACCGACTGGAGCAGCCATCGTGTTGGCACGCCGCTGCGGCAAGCCCAACGTGCATTACATGTCACAGGACGAACTTATCGAAGCCGAAGATTCATTCCTGGCGCGAGTGGTGACGTATTTCGAGAACTTAGAGATCCCGTCTCGGGCTGACGCCCTCGACAAAACAGCCTGAAAACCCATTCATGACTGGAGCGCCATTCATTGGCACCTGCACAAAAAGCCATTCATACCGCCTAAATTCCATTCATAGTGTGTAAGAAAATCGCCATTCATAGCGATGGCTGGAGCAATGCTGATTCTTGCTGGTGCGCTGATCGGTCTCTACGGCCTGGCGGTACTCCTTGGTGACCGGGAACCCGATGGCACCGTGCGGGACAGTATCAGTGTGAGACGCAAGAATCTCACCCGGAAGGACTGAGAAGCCCCACCACAAGGGCAGGGCTGGAGCTTCAGAGTTCCTGCAGCCGGACGGTGGCGATCCCATCGAGTGGGACACCTAAGCGGTGAGCAGCCCCGGCCGATAGATCCACCGAACCGCAGTCACACCTATCTGTGACTGGAACAGTCAGCCGACGGCCTTGGTGCGTGATCTGCAGCCGTGTCCCGCAAGGGAGCCAGGGGTGAGCCGCACTGATTCCCCAATGCTGGTACGTCTGGCCGCAATAGGTCGGTCGGCCATGGAACCACGGGTCATAAACCGTGGCGGTTACCTGGCGGGCATCGGCTGGAGCGCTAAGGCAGCACGCCAGCCAGAGGAGCACAGTGCGTCTCATTTGGTTACCTTGCGGGAGGGTTGGCGCTTGCCGGCATTTGCGCGGCGTGCTCGGCTGGCGCCTCGCACAGGTTGCGCGGCGTTTTCCGTTTTCCCCAGCGGATCTTGTGGAATCTGTGGAAAACCGCCGGCGGCCAGAACCTGCTCAGCGGTGAGGGTCTGACGGCTGACGCTGGCGCGATCTAGGACAGCCTGGAACGCTGCGGCCTGCCGCAGTTGCTGCTGCCTTTTATGGAGTGCCGGCAGTGTCTCCAGGTTCCAGCGGCTGGAGCCGATCTTGCTGGCCTCGCCGCGATGCTCAGCCAGCCAAGCCAGCACGGCATCATCGACCGGGTGATTCTGTGCCAGCCAGAGCTTATCTGCCCACTCGATCTTCAGGCGTCGAGCGGCTTCGCGTTCAGCGTCGCGGTTCTGTTTTCTTTCCTTGGAACTTGTAAGCATGGCCTCGGGTAGGGCTCGTGTGCAACATTACCACGGCCGCGCAACCCTGCCAGCCAGGTTGCTAAGTGTAACAAGACCAGGGCTTAGGGCTGGAGCTGATGGCAGACTGGCGTCAGTCACCTAGGGAAACGATCCCATGACCATCGACACCGTTAAGCGTGAAACGGCCTGCTGGGGCGACGTTCAGCACTGCGGCGGCCTTGTCTCGCTGGAATCCGAGACGGTTTGGCATCGCAGCAACCGCGAACCTGAGGCTGAGTACATCCGTACCGCGTGGCTGAGTGTGGAACAGCTGCCCGAGTCCCGCCACGACCTACCCACTTTTAAGGTGCTGGCACGCGATCAGTGGATCCGCCGCTCCGGTAAGTATCAAGGCACGGTTGAGGTCAGCTGGCTGGAGTCCAGCACCTTTGACCGCTTGTGCGATGCACAGCTGTTCGCTGATTGGGCGATCACGCGCTGGCACCAGGCAGGCACCTTTGCGGCTGCAGGCATGGCGCTCCGGCTTGATCTTGACGCCAGCGGCAACCCTGGCGCTTGACGGCTGGCGCGTGCTGGCTGTATTGTTTCACAAGAGCAAACCTAACCAAGGCTCAAACCATGACCACTTACACCACCGAAGCACTGGCGCGTTTCCCTTGGATCGTCAGCTGCGACACCCTGAAGACTGAGCACCTGCTCGTTAAATACTGGGAAGCACTGGAGCAGGTTCACCGTTGCCGCTACGACGGTTCACCCTTCGCAGCAAACCAGCCCACACTGACTCAGCAACTGGAGCAGATCGCCGGTCCTGATGCCAAGGAAGCGGACTGGGACGAGGAGACGGCTGCCCAGTACGTAGACAAGATGCGCGAGATCTTGGAGGAGTTCGCTCCCGACGGTTTCCACTTTGGCAGCCAGGAAGGGGACGGCGCTTGCTTCGGCTTCTGGCTGGATCAGGACTGGGCCGATCTGCTGGAGCACTGCGGCTTCGCTTCCGATTCTGACCCCGAGGCCGTGGCCGCAGTGGTGCGGGATCTGCTGGCTTCCGGCGTCGATACAGACAACTATGAAGACGCCTACCAAGGCGAGGCCGAAGGCTACAACGAGGCAGAGGCTGGCGCAGAGTTTGCCGCGCAGCTGGCGGAAGACACCGGCCTGATCCAAGCCACGGCGCAGTGGCCGCACACTTGCATTGACTGGGAGGAAGCCTGGCGCGAGCTGGAGTTAGGCGATGGCTTCTGGCTGCAGCGGATCAACGGCTGCCAGTGGGCTGTGTTCCGTAGCGTCTGAGCTGGAGCCCACCGATCACACGGCCCGGCCTAGTTGCCGGGCTTTTTGCTGCGAAATGTGAGAGCGCAGAGGTTAGCATGGGGCCATCGAGTTTGTGACTCTCAGTGCCAGAAGTTGACGGCCAGGAAGTAGAGAAGCCGACGACCGTAGGGAATGACGAGTCGAAGCGGTGGCGTGGCGGACCTAGCAGCCAGTCGAAGATTGAGGAGCGGGTGAATTACGCCTACGCCCTGCTTCTTCGTGGTGACACTCGGCACAGTCGCGCCTTAGAAGCCTCTAAGAAGTTCAACATAAGTCTTCGTACAGCACATGAAGACATCAAAAAGGCCATGGAGCTTCTGAGCAAGGAGAGAAGTGAAGACAGAGCGGAATTATTGAACATCATCACCGCAAACAGACTCAGCCTCCTCTCGAAGGCCGTCCGGAAAGGGAATTACCAGGTGGCCTGCCACCTGCTCGATTCGCTCGGAAGAGCAGCGGGCGAGCTGGATCCGATCACCGAAGCCAGCGCAGCACCGTTGCTGCGAGTGGAGATCGACGACAAGCGGCAGCCGGGCTAGTACACCTGAACCACTACCCCCAAGTAGCCGTTGCAGGCCGGACCCCTACCGGCTGGAGCCGTTGCCGCTGCCACCTTGCGAAGTGTAACAGTAGGCCTGTTCCCTGGCCTCTGCTGTTATACACTAAGAGCACACCAAGGGAAACCACCCCATGCTCAAAGCTGCCTCCTTCTCTCTGCTGGCGCTGGCCGCTTGCTCTACCGCTCCGGCCGTCTCGCTAGCCCTGCTCGCTGCTGGCGCTGGCGCACTGCTCGCCGATCGCCGCTGCTGAGTCACACAGCACCACCGCCGAGCCTGACCCCTGGCCACCACCGGGGGGAGGGTTGCGGTTCTGTGCGCGTGGGTCGTAGCCCTAGGAACCTACTGATATAACCCCAATTCCTTCTTCTGTCACACAGGGGGAGGGGTTCAAAATCCTGTAATACCCTAGAAGGTACCCGTCTACTACAGAATGACCCAAGCAGCTGGAACGCTGAACCTGAGATACGCACAAGGGCAGGTATTCAGCAGCCGCAAGCGCTTCAGAGTGCTAGTAGCGGGTAGACGTTTCGGAAAAAGCTACCTGTCGTGTATCGAATTGCTGCGTGGGGCGATCGAAAGGCCGGGCGAAACATTCTTTTATGCCGCCCCTACATACCGGATGGCGAAAGACATTGCCTGGAAGGTGATGAAAAAGCTGGTCCCGAAAGCCTGGATCAAGTCGAAGAACGAAACGGACCTGAAGATCGAGCTGGTGAACGGCTCGACGATCGAACTGAAGGGCACTGAAAACGCAATGGCATTGCGCGGCCGCAGTTTGGCTGGCGTGGTGTTGGACGAAGCCGCCTTCATGTCCAGCGAAGTCTGGTTCGAGGTGATCCGCCCCGCTTTAGCGGACAAACAGGGCTGGGCACTGTTCATTTCCACGCCGGACGGCACGGCTAGCTGGTTCTACGAACTTTGGCAATACGCCGACAGCGGCGATTCCGACTGGAGCCGCTGGCAATTCACAACGATTGACGGCGACAACGTCCCCCCGGAAGAAATCGAAGCCGCCCGAGGCCAACTCGACGCCCGCACATTCCGCCAAGAATTTGAAGCCAGCTTCGAAAATCTTTCGGGCCTAGTGGCAGTCAGCTTCAGCGACGAAAACATAAGCACCGAAGCCGAAGACATCAGCGTCCTCCCCGTCCTGCTTGGAGTGGACTTCAACGTGGACCCGATGTCAGGCATCTGCGCCGTCCGCAAAGACGACACCCTCTACGTCTTCGACGAAATCATGCTGACTGGTGGTGCCACCACCTGGGATTTCGCGGAAGAAGTCACCCGCCGTTTCGGCGTGGAGCGTCGAATCATTGCTTGCCCAGACCCTACGGGTGGCGCCCGCAAAACCAGCGGCGTGGGTCTAACCGACCACAACATCCTGCGCCGCAGCGGCTTCAACGTCTCCAGCCCCAAAGCCCCCTGGAAAATCCGCGACAAGATCACTTGCGTCAACACCGCCCTCCTCGATGCAACTGGAGCCCGCCGCACCTTCATCCACCCGCGCTGCAAGGAGCTAATCAAGTCTCTGCGCACCCTGACCTACGCCCCCGGCACAGGTTTACCCAACAAAAACCTTGGCGTTGACCACGCCTTCGACGCCTTTGGCTACATGTGTCTCCAACAATTCAACTTGGCAAAGCACGGCGTCCTCGGCCAAACCTCCTATCGCCTGTATTAAGACACCTAGACTGCAGAAAATCGCTGGTGCCATGCCTCTTAAGCGCGGTTATTCCCAAAAAACCATCTCCGAAAACATTCGGATGCTGGTGAAAGAGGGCTATGACCAAAAGCAGGCAGCTGCTATTGCTTACGAGACAGCCCGCAAAGCGAAAAAAGCCGCCTCCAAGAGGAAAAAGTAGTTATGGCCGCCAAAAAGAAGGGTTTATACGCAAATATCGCCGCCAAGCGCAAGCGCATTGAGGCTGGCTCGGGCGAAAAAATGCGTAAACCCGGCACTCCCGGCGCCCCAACTGCCAAAGCCTTCAAAGAAGCGGCCAAGACCGCCAAAAAACGGAGGAAGTAATGGCTCTCACCATCTCACGCGGCACCAACCTGGTGGAACACCACCAGTCCACCCCACTAACTGCGGTAAATCAAACCTTCGAAGTCCACGCCGACAGCAGCGAATTTACCTTCGCCGCCGTCGTAACAGGCGGCGCCAACTTCACACTGTCCTTCGAGGCCAACTACAACGGCGGCAACACCTGGTTCGAGCTAGATAGCAGCAAAACTATCAACTCCAACGGCCAATACGCCTATTTTTATACCGGCAAACCCGCAAACAAAGTGCGTATGCGTATTGCTTCCATCAGCTCTGGCACGCCTAGTGTTGTTCCGATTGTTGCTGTTGCGTATCACGGCTAATGATCGAAACAGTCAGCGGCGGTTGCGTCCACATCGAAATTGACGCCGAGGAGGGCACAACCACCGCCACATTTGTATTTGCCACCCCAAACGAACCCGCAATCCTCGGCGCCTTCGTCTCTAAGCTGGCGCAAGGCGTCGAAGTCCTAATCCCCATCGAAGAGGAGGAAGAAGATGACGATTGAATACCGAGGCGAGAAATTTGACGGCTACAACAAACCCAAGCGCACCCCAAAACACCCCACTAAATCACACGTAGTTCTCGCAAAAGAGGGCGACGAAGTAAAACTAATCCGTTTCGGCCAGCAGGGCGTCAGCGGCAGCCCCAAGCGCACTGGAGAGTCCGACGCGGATAAGAAACGGCGTGAATCCTTCAAAGCACGCCATGCAGCTAACATTAAAAAAGGAAAGATGTCGGCTGCCTACTGGGCTGACCGCACCAAATGGTGACTAAATGACTTACGCAGTCCCCGGCCGCATCCGCACCCATCTCGTCAGTTCCACCTACATGGGCGGCACTGACAACCCCTTCACGCGCACCGCCGCCGTGATGGAGCAGATGAAGGGCTGGGAAATAATGAAAGCCGTAACGCTCGGCACCGAGTATCTCCGCGAGAACAGCGAAGCCTTCCTCCCCCTAGAACCCCGCGAGGACTACACGGCCTACCTCGCACGAGTCAACCGCGCCGTCTTCTCGCCTTACACGCAGCGTCTGATCCGCGCCGCCGCCGGTTTGATCCTGCGCAAACCCATCACACTGACCGGCGACCCCTACTGGAGCGAGGTCTTCTCCAAGAACGTTGACGGCTGCGGTTCCGATCTGGACGAGTATGCCCGCCGCAGTCTGATCTGCGCCTTGACCTACGGCCACAGCCACACCCTGGTTGATTTCCCCGCACCAACTGGTGCCCGCAGCCTTGCCGAAGAACGCGCCCTAAACCGCCGCCCCTACTGGATCGAGATCGACCCCAGCAACATCTACGGCTGGCGTTTGGACCGCGAAGTGAATTACGGAAACCTGGTTCAGGTAAGAATCGCCGAAAAGGCAGTGCTACCCGACGGCGAGTTCGGCGAAAAAGTGTACGACCAAGTCCGTGTCATCGAACCCGGTCGATACCGCATCTACCGCCAAACCGAAACCAAGAAAGAGCAAGTCGGCGGCTTCCCTTATCCCAACGCCTTCGACGCCACCACCAGCACCTCCGACTACGACTTGGTGGAGTCGGGCGACTACAGCCTGGGTGAAATCCCCCTGGTGACGCTGTACTCAAACAAGACCGACACGATGACCAGCAAGCCCCCGCTGCTGGACATCGCCTATTTGAACCTGGCCCACTTCCAGCGCCAAGCCGACCTAATCCACAGCCTCCACATTGCATCCCAGCCGATGCTTGTCCTTGAGGGCTGGGACGACCAGACCAAGGACATGGCAGTAAGCGTGAACTACGCCATTGCCACCCAGCCGGGCAACAAGGTCTACTACGTGGAACCTGCTTCGAGCGCATTTGAAGCCCAAAGCAACGAAATCCGCGAACTGCAGCAACAGATGGCCACGCTGGGCATCAGCACTCTGAGCCAGCAGAAATTCGTGGCTGAGTCTGCCGACGCCCGCCGTCTCGACCGCGTAGACACCAACTCCATGCTGTCGATGGTCTCCATGGACCTAGAGCAAACCCTGCAAGGCGCCTTCAATCTGGCCGCCAGTTACCTGCAGCTGGAGCCCCCAGAAGTCAAGATCAGCCGCGACTTCGACATCGACCGTCTGATCGGCCAAGACATCACCGCACTAACTGCACTCTTCGGCCAAGGCGTACTGGACCGCGACGAATTCCGCCAAATCCTGGTCCAAGGCGAAATTCTTCCTACCGCCTCCGAATCCACCGCCGAGGAAGAACTACTGGAAAGCCCCGAACAAGAGGAGCAAGAGGACGAATCCGTGTAGTGCAGTAGAGTAATACTGCACTCTTTTCCTTTGTCATGGACAAGCACCTTGACAAAGTTCTACAGCCAGACGGCACCTACAAGTGGGAACTTGTAGAGCTTCGTGCTGAGAACTTGTACGAGAAAGACAAGCCCGCCCCGGAGCCTGCTCCCGAACCCCGCAAGCGCAAGACCAAAGAGTCTGTGCTTGAGACCCCCGAAACCCCCGAAACTGAATTTTGAGTATGGAAGAGCAAGTCATCCAGGAATTTCCCGTGGAAACTCCTACCCAGCCCGTGGCTGGAGCCGACACCGCTCCCCAACCTGACCAATCAGCCCAGCTAAAAGCTGAGTACGAAAGTCAGATTGCTGCGTTGAAGAATCAAGCGGTCGAAGCCGAGGAAAAATTCCAAGGCATCAAGGCCAAACTCGACGAGGTCTACAAGAAGCAGGACGACCAGCGCAAGAAAACGCTGGAAGACCAAGGCCAATGGAAAGATCTCTGGGAGGAAGCCAACAAAACCGCCCAGGAAAAAGACCTACAAATCGCGGAGTTAAACCGCCAGCTGGAGGATTTGCGCACCTCAAACGAGACTGCCGCAATGAAAACCAGCGCCCTTGCTGCCATCAGCCAGGCTGGAGCTATCAACGCCGAGCAGATGTTGCAGCTATTGCAAAACAACCTCCGCAAGAATGACAGCGGCAGCGTTGTTGTTTTGAACGGCGGTGTTGAGCAAGACATTAACGCCTACCTTTCCAATCTCAAGAACCCCGGTTCTGGATTCGAGCATCATTTCAAGCCAAGCAGTGCAGCTGGAATGGGTGCAAAACCCACTCCCAACTCCACGATTGCGCCTGGAATGGCTAACCCATGGAAGGAAGGTAGTATTAACCTAACGAGGCAAATGGCCTTGGAAGCCAGCGATCCTGATCTCGCAGCTGTGCTGAAGAGAGAAGCGGGTCGCTAAGTCCCCGTGGGACACCACCTCAAGTCTGTGACTTGAACCCCAACCCACCCCTTTCTGGAGTTTGAAGTGGCCGCACCATTTCAGAATTATTCCGGCGGTGTCCTTCTGGCGGACATCGTCAAGCGCAATAACCTCAGCACCTATGTGTCTGAGGCGATCAAAGAGCGCAGCCTGTTCATCAAGAGCGGCGCTGTCGTCCGCAACAGCCTGCTGGATGCCCGCGAAGGCGGCACCCGCATCCAGGTGCCCGAGTTCAACCCCGTGTCTCCCACCGAGGAGATCATGGACGGCACCGCTACCTGGGGCACCAGCACCGCTGGCTACCTGACCCCCCAGAAGATCGGCACCGGCACCCAAATCGCCACCATCTGCCATCGCGGTTTCGCGTATGCAGTGGACGACGTTGCGATGCTCGCCGCTGGGGAAGACCCCATGCTGCACATCCGCAACCAGCTGGCCGACGCCATCAACAAACTGAACAGCGCCCGTCTGTTCAGCCAGCTGTCCGGTCTGTTCGGTTCGGCACTGTCTGCTAACGCCCTCGACCTGGGTGTTGCTGCTGCTTCCGGCGGCGCAGAAGCCAACTTCCTGACTGGCGCTGCTGTGGCACGTGCCCGCGCCCTGCTGGGTGAGCGCGGCGACGAACTGGACACCCTGGTTGTCCACCCCTCCGTTGGCTTCTACCTGTATCAGGTTGGCCTGCTGACCTTCTCCACCTCCGCACTGGCCGCTTCCGGCTCCGTGGTTTGGGGTGGTGGCGGCGTGGGCGTTGGCGCCCGCAGCATCGGCGAATTTGCCGGTCTGCGCGTGATCATGGATCCCGCCGTCAACACCGTGGCTCCTGGCACCGCCGGCCACCAGCGTGAGTTCTACTGCTATCTGACCAAGGGTGGCACCATCCTGGAAGGCGTACAGCAGGACCTCCGCATCGAAGCCGACCGCAACATCCTGTCCAAGCAGGACGTGCTCTCGGTGGACTACCACTCTGCCTATCACGTGATGGGCACCAAGTGGACCTCCGCCAACGACAACCCGACCAACGCCACCCTGGCCACCTCGGGCAACTGGAGCGCCACCTACGACATCGACCTGATCCCCATGGTTCAGCTCACCGTCAACAGCCCCCTCGACACCTCCACCATCTGATAATCAGATCGAGAGGAAACGGCCCCACTTCGGTGGGGCTTTTTTATTGGCGCTACACTGCGAGAAAGTATGTGTAGTAGTTGTGGCCGCCACGATCAACGCCACATTGAGTAGCGCCTCCGCTAACAGCTATGTGACGCTGGCCGAGGCAAACACGTACTTCGAAACAGTCCCAAGTTCGACCACTTGGACCGACAAGACTGACGACGCAAAGAACCGCGCACTGATTTCCGCCACCCGCTGGATCGACAGCCTGAATTTTTACGGCGACCGCTGCGATAGCGGTCAAGCCTTGAAATGGCCCCGCAACAACTACCAAGTCGATCAGGTGGAGCTGACTTGTAGCACCATCCCCGCCGACATCAAATACGCCACCTACGAGCTGGCACGTGCATTAGCCAACGACACCGACGCCGTCACGGGCAACACCGGCACCACCGGCCTCTACGACGAAGTCAAACTGGGCGACCTTCAAGTCAAGTACAGCCAAACCTCCCAAGCCGTTGGAACGATCAACAACATTTTCGACGTATATCCCTGGCTCCAGTCTTATTTGGGCGCCTACTGCCTTGGTGGCAGCGGCGGCTACCAAGTCCGCGTCGTGAGAGGTTGATATGAGCCTCGTCGATTCCACATTTGCCGGACTACCTGCCCCGCTTTTGGCGCAATGGGGTCAGGACGTTACCTACTTAAAAGCCAACACCTCACCGACATATAACACCACCACAGGTGAAGTCTCTGGAGCTGACACAAGCGTCACTGTTCGCGCCTTGATTTTCCAAGCAAATCCCGAAGAGTTCGAGAGTTTTTACCAGACAAACGACCTCAAAGTCATCATCGGTAACGCCGAACTCGGTAAGTACGTCCCTAGCGTGCGGGATCGGATTCAGTACACCGAAAACAGCGTCACCAAGACCGGCCGCATCATCAGCTGCAAGACTGCCCGTGGAGAACACGCAATCCTGCACACCATCCTTCTGAGGCCCCAATAATGGCCCGTGACATCAAGTTCCTTGTAAAGGATATTGAAGCCGCCACGATTACAGCAGCGCAGGAGGCTTGTGTACAGATAATGAACGGTTTAGCCCAAGCGGGACCAGCGTACACAGGAGAATTTTCATCTGCCTGGTACGCCTTACCTAAAGGCGCAGCTGTTGGAGGCCCTAGAGGATCGGGCAGTATTTATAGGTATACAAAGCGAAACGTACCAAAGACACGTTTTACAGCCGGAACTTTATATCAGATAGTCAATGGGGCTAGTTACGCGGATGAAGCTATGGATTTAGTTGACGGTGTCTTTATTCGACAAAAAACGCGTCCGATTAAAGAGCCTGTAAATGAAGGTATCAGGTATGGACAACGCCGCGGACAGGTCGGTGCGGGTGAGGGCTTGGCAATCAGCACTGCACCTCTTAACTGGTGGACCAACTACAATTTGGGGGGTACCTTAGACAGAGATCTTGCTAAAGGAATCCGTCAAGGTTTCGGTCGTGCAAGAGGTTTTGGTGCATGAATTACCAAAGTATCCGTGCTGCTCTTGAGGCTTCGTTACTGAGCGCGTATAACGATCTCGACCCCGCTGTCCCGGTCTATTTCGACAACGTCTTCAACGACGACGCTGACAGTAGCGAGGAGTTCGTCCACATCAACATTCAATTCGGCCTAACCACTGAACCTACTTTGACTACAAGCCACGACATGGTGCGTGGCACGATTGTCATCCGCACCTACACGCCCAAAGGCAAGGGTCCTGCCCGCAATCAAACACTTGTAAACACAGCATTTACCACCCTTAACACCATCAATAACACCTCAAAAGCTAATTCAGGCGTGTACATGCGCCTCGACGGCATCAGCGGCCCCAGTTTTAGCCCTGATTTCGCTGGAACTTCACCGGACCAGCAGTCTCGCCGTGCTTTTACGCCGTTCTTTATTTCACGAATTGAAGCCGGCTTCAAAGCGCAAGTTATTTCTTAAGGGAAGTTACTGGCGCTAACCTGTATTAAGCCGGGCAGTGCCCGCGTAGTTCATTCGTAGGTACTTCCTATGGCCACCGTCCTTTCGGGCACCTCCGGCGCCCTGTACTACTCTCCCGCTGGCACCAGCGCAACCTTCGGTGAATCCGCCGTCGATGTTGCCGACGACGAAATCACCATTGAAGCCTATCTGGGCTTCAAAGTTGGCGACCCCGTGAAATTCAGCGTGGTCGATACCACCACTGGCGCTGCCGGCACCGGCACTCTGCCTGCTGGTATCACCTCCGGCACCACCTACTACGTGATTGCGTACACCGCCAGCACTGGTGTGCTGCAGGTGTCCGCTACTGCAGGTGGCACGGTGATTGCAATCACGGATGACGGCACTGCCGTTTCGCCCAACGCCTTCAAGGTTGCATACGCTGCTCCCGCAGTCGTCGGCTCCGTCCGCGACTGGAGCTTCGAGATCACCCGTTCGGAAATCGACGTTACGACCATCGGTCAAACGATTGGTCAGTACGCACCTTTCCGCACCTATATCACCGGCTTCGCCGACGGCTCTGGTTCCGCCACGGTGTACACCACCGATGACGCCACCAACCTGTCCAGCCGGATGATTGAGGACGTGATCCAGCGTTCGCAGTCTGGTGCCACGATGAAGTTGTACATCGACCGGATCAGCAGCGGCGGCGCCGTGAGTGAAGCACTCAGCCGTTCGATCACCGTTCCCGTGATCGTGACTTCCGCCAGCCTGAGCGTGAACCCGGACGACGGCCAAAGCGTTGCCATCAACTTCCGTCCCAGCGAAGCACCCACCTTCGACCTCAGCAAGTCCTGATAATCAGTACGGACGAAGACCCGACCCCGGCCTCACCGCCGGGGTTTTTTATTTCTTCTAGTCCGCTACAGTAGTACCAGACCAAACTGAAATCACATGCCTGCTCCCGCAGCATTGAGCGCCATCGAACGCCTCCGCAAGGCGGCCAACCTGGAGCCCAGTAAAAAGACCGTCGAACTATCCGACGGCAGCGTTTTTGAAATGTGGGTGACTCCTCTGACGATGGCGGAGCGTGAACGCGCTCAAAAACAAGCCAAATCCGACGACGCCAACGCCTTTGCCCTGCAACTACTGATCAACAAAGCCCTCGACGAAAACGGCATCCGCCTCTTCAACGCTGGCGAGATTGATGTGCTCAAAAACGAGGTCAAGGACAAAGACCTGCAAGCCCTGATGCTGGCAATCCTGACGGACGACGAAACCGGGGCAATCGACCCAAAATCCTGAGTGCCGAACTCCGTAAGGACAACTGGCTCCTACTGCAATTCGGCATCGCCAAAGAACTGGGACTAACCCTTACACAAGTTCGCACCACCATGACCGCCGAGGAAATCCTCGGCTGGAGCGCCTATTTTCAGATTCTGAACGAGGACCAGGAAAAGGAGATCGAGAAGGCCAAACGCCGCCGCTAACCCCGGCGGCTTTTTCGTGCGTAAACTGGTTAAACAGAACCGTGCCAGGGCCGTGGCCAGTTATTCAGCCGTAATAAATCTGAACGTTGTCGGCACAGACCGTCTTACAAAAGTCACAGCTGCTATTGGGCAACTAAATCGTTTAACGCAGGATCTAAACAAGTCTTTTAATCTACTCGCCCCTGGTGCAGGCAAACTGGGAGATAAACTTCGAATTGCATTTGAACCCATAAAAAACTTTGCCAGAGAAGCTACAAACGGAACGGCAAAGTTTAGTAATACTCTCCAAGGAGCAGCACAACAAGCTGAAGTTTTTCAGACAGTTTTACGCAATGTAGCTATAAAGAAAGGCGGTTTTTCGGCTCAGACTGCTGACGTAAAAAACTTTGCAAACGCTCTCGCACAAGCTAGTGCTCAGACAGAGGAACTAGAACGGCGTCTGAACCAGTTGATGCAGGATGCTCGTCAACAACAAGGTTTAGCGATTGGTCCTACAACTGAACTTGATTCTTTGGAGGCTGATTTAGCGCGTCGTCAATACTACGAGGAGCAAAAAATAACGCAAGAAAAACAAAAGCAAGCAATCTTAGACGCTAGGGCAGTACGCATACAAGAGGAATTAAATAATAGACTTAAACAGCGCAAACAGTTAGAGGAAAGGCGCCAGCGCCTCCAAGAAGATCTTCTTCTAGGAGCCGGCTTTCCCCTACTTTTCGGAGGAGGAGCCGGTTCGATTGTCGGCGGTGCTGCAGGGGCTCTGGCTGCAGGAGGCGGACCAGGAGGCTTTGGACTTCAAATTGGTCTGAGCGCACTTGGTACAGTTTTCGATAAAAGCGCCGCTTCAGCTAAAGAGTTTGCCGCGTCGCTTAGGGAAGACGGTGACGCAGTAGGTTACCTGGAACAGGCTGTAGGTAGGCTTGACCCACGTCTAAAAAGACTTATATCAGGATTGCAGCAGTCCGGACAGACTGCCCGTGCAGCTGCGTTGGCCAAAGCACAGTTGGTTAGTGTACTAGGCACTGAAGGTGTGGACGCCTTAGAACGAAACGGAAAAGCCACAGATAAACTTATCAAAAAGCTCAAAGAATTAGGCCTTCAGATATATTCAGTGTACGCACAATTTACAGCAGGTTTATCAGATCTACTGTACGGCCCCGGACAACGTGGAGGTGTCCAACCGGATATTACAGATCAAGCAAGAGATGCGGAGGAGTTATCTAAAAAACAAACGCAACTAGCGCAGGCTCAGGCTCTCTTAGCAGGTATAAACAGTACAAAAGAGTTTGAACGTTATCAAAATCAGCAAAAATACATTGCTTCCCTTGAGAAAGAAATACAACAGAAGAAAAATTTAAGAGCTTTGGACGAAGGAATTACGCTAGAAGAACGTAAGCGTAGAGATGCGCAAGCTGATGCTGCGTACCAAGCCGAGTTAAATCAATTAAGCCTTGCTGCTGAAGAAAGACGTCTTCAAATCCAATCTAATCGTTTACAAGTAGGAGCCGCTATTACGGAAGAACACAAGCAACTACTGGAGCTAACTATCCGTGCTTCAGAGCTTGAGAAAGGTCAATTAAACGGTATGTACGACAGGTACAACCTTATTGACGCTCGTACACGTCTTGAGTTTAATTCGCTGGAAATCGAACGCAGTGCAGCACTAATAGATGCACAGAGAAATGGCACCGTTACGGAAACAGTAAAACTTTTCGATTTACGTCTAAAAAACTTGAAGGAAGAAGCCGAGCTAGAAAAACTATCTCTGGCTAGACGGTACGAAGCGTTAAAACTCGAAAAAGCGCTGCGGAAAGAACAACGAGTGTTTGCTTTTGAAGAGCAAATTCGCGGAGTACAAAAACCTGAATTTAAGACTCCATTGGAGCAGCTTACTATTACTCAAGCGGAAAGACGCCAAGATATTTTAGGTCCTCGTTTCCAGGAATTGGACGTACTTACACAGCAACTAGCAAAACCAGAGGCCTTTGACCCTGAGCAGTTGACGGATTTCAAAGATAGGGTGGCCGAACTAAATCAAGAAATCACGGTACTAACAAACAAATTAAATGAAGTAGATGCTGCAGAAATAACATGGGAAAAGAATACAGCAGGTGTTCAGGCTATGACAGACGCGCTTAATGCTACAGGGCGTGCTGTTACAGATGTACTAGGGGAACTAATAACAGGCACTCTTGACTGGAATAGTGCGCTACGGCAAACTTTAATCAGTCTCTCGAAAGTATTTCTTAATGCGGGTTTACAGAGCCTGGCAGGTACGGACGGAATAGGCTTTTTCTCATTCCTCACAGGTGGATTAAAAGGTAAGGCTACAGGAGGTTCCGTTGCAGGCGGAACTCCCTACATGGTTGGCGAGCGTGGTCCTGAACTATTCGTCCCAGGCCGTTCGGGCACGATTGTCCCCAACAATCAGCTTGGTGCAGGCGGGGCCACCAGTGTGACGGTGAACGTCGATGCCAGCGGCAGTAGTGTGGAGGGCAACGAACAAGGTGCCAACCAACTCGGTAAGGCAATCGGTCTTGCGGTTCAGCAAGAACTGATCAAGCAAAAACGTCCTGGCGGTCTACTCGCTGGAGTCTGATGGCTACTTTCCCTGATTTCGACCCTGTTTACAGCGCCAGCAAGACCAGCAATCCAGCTGTTCGCACGGTGCAATTTGGCGACGGCTACCAGCAACGCCTGACTTATGGCCTCAATCAAAACCCGAAGGAATGGCGACTGACCTTTAACGTCACGGATACTGACGCGGACACTATTGAGACCTTCCTAAACGCTCGCGCTGCCGATTCCGCAAGTTTTGACTGGAGCCCGCCGGACACGGCATCGTCTTACAAGTGGATCTGCCCCAGCTGGACTCGTGAGATGTATGACCACCAGCGCAGCCGTATCGACGTAACTTTCCGGCAGGTATTTGAACCCTAATGGCATACGCAGCCTGGGCTAGTGCTACCGCCTATGTCGTTGGCGATATTGTTCGCGCTTCTGCGCTGCAGGCCAGCGGCTTAGTTTTCCGCTGTACCACTGCCGGTACATCAGCCGCCAGCGAACCAACTTGGGGCACCGACATTGGCAGCACCGTCACCGATAACACGGTTGTCTGGACTGCAATTTCAAGTGTCTACGAAGAACTTGCCGCATTAGCCCCCAGCGCGGTCATCGAACTCTTCGAGCTGCATTTGGACAGTTCACTTCATGGCAGCAGCGATGTGTACCGCTGGCATAACGGCGTCAACGCAAATGTCACCGGCAACATCACTTGGAACGGCAACAGCTACACACGCCTACCAATACAGGCTGAAGGCTTCGATTACACCAACACGGGCACGCTGCCCCGGCCAACGCTGACGGTCGCCAACTTGGATGGCACCATCACAACCCTTTTGCTGCTGGTGAATGCCACCACTGCGGGCAACGATCTGGGTGGCGCAACAGTGAAGCGTATTCGCACACTGAAAAAATACCTAGACGGCGAAGCGGCGGCTGACCCTCACGCCAAATTCCCAGACGAGATCTGGTATGTGGACCGCAAAGCCAACGAATCCCGCGATTCTGTCAGCTTCGAGCTTGCCAGCAAGTTTGACCTGCCCGGCGTGATGCTTCCCAAGCGCCAGATCATTGCAAACATCTGTCAGTGGAAATACCGCAGTACCGAATGCGGCTATACAGGCAGCAACTACTGGGACGCCAACGACAACGTTGTGGCAACACTGGCGCAAGACCAATGCGGCAAGCGGCTTGGCTCCTGCAAATTGCGCTTCGGTGAAACCGCCGAGCTGCCTTTTGGCTCCTTCCCTAGTGCCGGACTGTTCTGATGAAACTGAGCGATTCGATCAAAAACGCAGCATTGGAGCACGCCAAAGAATGCTTCCCTCAGGAATCCGTCGGTCTGGTTGCAGTTGTCAAAGGTCGCAAGCGGTATTTCCCCTGCCGCAACATGGCGGAAACGCCCGACGAGCATTTTGTGCTGGACCCGGCGGATTATGTAGCAGTGGAGGAAAAAGGCGAGATCATTGCCGTTATCCACAGCCATCCAAAGAGCAATCCTGCCCCATCACAGGCTGATCGCGTTGCCTGCGAAAAATCAGCTCTGCCCTGGCACATTGTTAATCCGCAGACCGAGCAGTGGGGATATTGCGAGCCTGACGGCTTCGAGCTTCCGTATGTCGGGCGGGAATTTGTATTTGGCGTGGTGGATTGCTACACGCTGTGCCGCGACTGGTACAACCGCGAATTTGGACTGAATCTGCGCGACTACGACCGTCGTGACCGTTTCTGGCTGAACGGCGAGAATTTATACCTAGACAATTTTGCAAGCGAGGGCTTTTACCCGATCCCCTTGGAGGAACTGCAGTACGGGGACGCAATTTTGATGCAGCTGGAATCCCCGCTGCCAAACCACGCGGCGGTGTACTTGGGCGATCAGCTGATTCTGCACCACATGCAAGGCCGACTCAGTAGCAGGGACATATACGGCGGTTATTATTTGAAGAGCACTGCCAAGGCTCTACGGCATGAAAGTCGTTAAGGTCTACGGCGCACTCCGCAAAAAGCTGGGACAGTGCCGTTTTGAATTTGAAGCCGACACCCCAGCGCAAGCACTTAAGGCGTTGTGTGTAAATTTTCCATGGCTAACTCAGTGGTTAATTGATAGCGAGCAAGACGGAGTTGGCTATCGCGTAACTATCAGCAAGGAAAAAGTTACCAACGAAAACGCAGCCCCACTGGTACTGCCTTGGAGTGAGCGTGAAGTCTTCAGCATTACCCCCGTACTGACTGGTGCTGGTGGCGGAGGCGGTGGTGGTCAAATCTTGGCTGGTATCGGTCTTGTAGCCCTTGCAATTATTGCCGGTCCCGCTGCTGGCGGCTTCTTGGGTTTGGGTGCAGGTTTGGGCAGTGCCGCTGGAGCAGGTTTGATTGGTGGCGCAGCAGCAAGCGCTATTGGTTTTATTGGTCTTTCCTTGATTGTTGGCGGCATCGCTCAAGCGATCTCTCCATCACCTACTCAATCCCAAACTTCCTTTGCAACAGAACGCGGCAGGGAAGCGTCCAAGTTTGAATCGTTCAGTTTTTCTGGCATCGTCAACACAGCAAAACAAGGCTTGCCGGTGCCGATTGTTTACGGTCGCGCCTACGTTGGATCAGCCGTTCTCTCCAGCGGCCTTGACGTGGATCAACTGAAATGACACGGATCGTTGGTGCTGGTGGCGGTGGTGGCGGTGGCGGCTGCTTTCTAGGTCACACCCTTGTTGCCACGCCTGATGGCCGTCGCCGCATCGACGAATTAAAGGCGGACGATTATGTCCTGAGTTTTGACGACCAGGGCACAGTTCACAGCGCCAAGATCCTGAAGGTCCACGAGCACGCGGACGAAAGGGTCGTTCGGTATCGGCTCTGGGGCGGTGATCATCTTGATGCCACACCAAACCACTGGGTTCTCAACCAGTTCAACGCCTTCGTCGAAATTGGGACGCTCGGCTCAGACGATTGCCTTGTTGACTGGAACAACCACCTCCGCCCGATTGTCGGCAAGGAGGATCTGGGTACTGGCACGGTCTACAACCTGACCGTTGAAGGTCATCACACGTTCATTGCTAACGGCATTCGTGTCCATAACGCCGGTCTGGGTCTTGGCATTGCGGGTGCTGGCGGCGGCGGCGGCGGTGGTGGTGGCGGTAAAGGCGGCGGCGGTGGTGGAGGTGGCGGTGGAAGCCGGACGCCTGTCGAAGCCGACGACTCACTCCAGTCCGTTCAGTACGCAACCGTGCTGGATCTCCTTAGCGAAGGAGAAATTGACGGCATTGAAAACGGCAACCAAGGCATATTCCTTGATGACACCCCTGTTTTGGATTCGGGCGGCAATCCAAATTTTGAGGGCTACACGATCATCACCCGCACTGGCACACAGGCGCAGAGTTATATCACCAATCTTGCTGGGACAGAAAGCGAGACGGCTGTAAACGTTGAAGTCACCAATGCCGTCCCAGTCGTTCGTTCAATTAGCGACTCTGACGTAGATCGCGTTCGTATCACTGTGATGGTGCCTGCCCTGCAGGTATTTCTTGAGAACGGCGACATCGTTGGTTCTTCCGTCAGCCTTGAAATCCAAGTTCAGTACAACGGCGGCGGTTACAACACAGTTGCTACTGACACGATCAGCGGCAAAACCAGCAACCGCTACCAGCGTGACTATGTGATCACGTTGAATGGTGCGTTTCCTGTAGACATCAAAGTTGTTCGCACAAGCGCAGACGCATCCACCGCTCGTACTCAGAACGAAACTTACTGGCAAAGCTACACAGAAATCATTGACGAAAAACTGCGCTACCCCAACAGCGCACTGGCGTATTTGCGTTTTGATGCTCGCCAGTTCAGCAACATTCCAACCCGGAAATATCTGTTGCGTGGCATCAAAGTTCAGCTTCCATCTAACGCCACTGTTGACACCACAACATATCTAGGACGTGTAACTTACTCCGGCGTTTGGGATGGAACGTTTGGCGCAGCTACCTGGTGCAATGACCCGGCTTGGTGCTTGTGGGATTTGCTTACCAATACCCGCTATGGCGCATCCGTGCCTGCCAGCAGCTTGGATCGGTATGACTTCTACTCAATCAGTCAGTATTGCAATGCGCTTGTTAGCAACGGCAAAGGAGGGCAAGAGCCACGGTTTAGCTGCAACCTGCTGCTAAATAGCCGCGACGATGTTTACAACGTCATCCAAG